CTGGTGGTGCGACTGGTGCAGGGTTGAATGTAAATACCAGCAATAATGTCGGCATTGGGACGACCAGCCCTGTCAGCCAACTGACATTGGCTAACACCAGCGACATTGTATTCACGCAAAACGGCTACGGAATTTCGTGGGGTGGTGACAACGGCAGTCCAAGAATTTTCGGCACGTCCGGCGGTGCTTTAAGCTTCAAGCACGGTGGCGGTTCGACTGCTGTGACCATCGACACCAGCGGCACCGTTTTAGTCGGATCAACTAGTTTTTCCGAAGATGGCAGCACAAACTCTATAAAAATCCATCCCGACGAAATCTTGACCGGAACCACAAGCACTTCAGCGAACACTCATTTAGGCTTTTCAAACCCGAATGGTCGTGTCGGTTCAATCATTACAAATGGGTCTGGAACAGCTTTCAATACCTCGTCAGACTACCGCTTAAAAGAAAACGTAGCTGACATGACCGGCGCTATCACCCGTGTGAAGGCACTGGCACCGAAGCGGTTCAACTTCATCGCAGACGCCGACAGGACCGTCGATGGCTTCCTAGCCCACGAGGCGCAAGCAGTCGTGCCGGAGGCTGTAACTGGCACTAAGGATGAAGTCGATGATGACGGCAACGCGGTCATGCAGGGCATCGATCAATCCAAGTTGGTCCCTCTCTTGACCGCAGCCCTGAAGGAAAGCATCGCCAAGATTGAAACATTGGAAGCCAAGGTCACGGCACTGGAGAACGCATAATGAGCAGAGCAAGAGATTTCGCAGACCTCGCCGGGGCGGCTGATGCTGGTGGCATTACCGGCAAAAACCTCATCATCAACGGTGCGATGCAGGTGGCACAGCGGGGTACGAGTGTAAGTAGCTTCAGCAGTGAGGGATATGCCTCTTTAGATAGGTGGAAGCTGATAGGCGCAAACTTTGGAACATGGACCGTTTCACAGTCAACTGATGTTCCTAGTGGTCAAGGCTTTGGCTACTCTATGAAATTAGATTGCACTTCCGCTGACACAAGCATAGGCGCAGATGATAGCTTGCGGTTGCGTCAAGGCATTGAAGGTCAAAACGTACAGAGTCTCGCCAAAGGGACTTCTGGGGCAAAAAGCGTCACGTTCTCTTTTTGGGTAAAATCCAACAAAACCGGAACATACGGCTTTGAATTTAGAGACCAAGACAACACAAGACATAACTGTAGGACTTATACCATTGATTCAGCTAATACTTGGGAGAAGAAAACTCTTACATTCCCCGGTGACACAAGCGGTGCTTTAGATAATGACAATGCGATGTCGCTACAGCCTCAATGGTTTTTGATAGCTGGAAGCAACCTTACTAGCGGAACCGCACAAACGACTTGGGGTTCTGTTGTCGCTGCGAATAGAGCCGTAGGTCATAACGTCAACTTAGCTGATAGCACCAGCAACGAATGGTATATTTGCGGGGTGCAGATGGAAATCGGCGAACAGGCCACGCCGTTTGACCACTCAGAAAGCTATGGCGAAACTCTGGCTAAATGTCAGAGGTATCATCAACGCCGAAGCGGCAGAATCAACACTCTTCTAACATCTACTAGCGGTGCAAACCGACACGCGCACATTTATTTTACTCAATCCATGAGAGTTGCGCCGACTGTAACTGGCACAGCTAGTTCTCTGACTTTCTTTTCTCAACACATCGACGAACAATCATGCGACGCGGGGAATACATTTCCTAACAGCGGAGCGGGAGACTTTTACATTGAAAGTGTTGTCATGGATGCGGAGTTGTAAAAATGGATGACATGGACATCACATCAGCACAGTTTTGGGCTAGCACTATCGACGGTAGCGATACAAGTATCAAAGCCACAATCAATGGCGAGGTGCTATTCGTGCCTAATAACGCACCCGGCAACCGCCACTACGACGAAATCATGCGACAGCAGTCGGAAGGACTGCTGACCATTCAGGATGCTGAATAATGAGCAAGCCCACAGCCGCATCTGTACAGGCCCAGATCGACACGCATGAGGCGGTGTGCGCTGAACGCTGGAAGGAAACCATCCTGCGTATCAAGCGCATTGAGACGATTATGATCGGCACAGCCGGCACCACCATTGTCCTGCTTGTAGGCGTCCTGCTGGGGCAGTGATCCACGCTTTTCTGCTGTTCGTGTTTCTGGACGGCAAGCTGGTTTCAAACGATCTCTATTTCTATAGCGTTGATGACTGCACTTACTTTGCTCGTGCGCTGCATAAGCAAGGTGGGCAGATCACGGCCTATTGCCTGCCTAAGCTCATAGATTCAGACAAAGTGAAGGTGTACTGATGGATCCTGTCACGCTAATGGCCGGCGCCACGGCGAGCTATAACGCCGTGAAGCGCGCCATTGCCGCTGGTCAGGAGCTCGAGTCCATGATCGGCAGTCTGTCGAAGTGGATGAGCTGCTTGTCGGATCTCGACCAGGCAGAGCGTGAAGTAAAGAATCCTCCGATTTTCAAGAAGCTGTTCTCCGGCAAGAGCATCGAGCAAGAAGCTCTCGAGATCTTCGCGGCCAAACAAAAGGCACAGCAGCAGCGTGATGAGCTGCGCCAGTTTATCGGCCTGACCCTGGGCATGTCCAAGTGGAACGAGCTGGTCGCTACTGAGGCGCGTATCAGAAAGCAACGCCAGGAGACCATGTACGCGCAGCGTGAGCGCCGGCGTAAGTTCGTGGAGATCGTGGCCTGGGTTGTCATGATCGGCGCTGGCTTGGCGGTGCTGACGGCCTTCATCCTGTTACTCAAAGCTCATACGGCGCAAGCGCAAGCCGCCAACGACTTAACCGTTTGCCGGCTGGTGAAGTGCATGAAGATCGATAAGCGCCAGGAGGCTTGCGTATATCGAGGTGCCCACAACACCCAGGAGACTCTGTTCTATAGCTACGGTGAATGGAAGCCGCGCGAATACCTCTGCCAGTGGAACCCTGACCAGCCGCCACCGCCGAATGTCTATGAGGTCTTGAAGGCCATCAAGGAAAGCCAGTGACACAGAAGAAGTTCGAGCGCGACAGCAAGTTCGCGGAAGACTGGGATCTCGACGGTGATGGCCTGGTCAGTGATGACGAGGTCGAAAGCAGCAGACAGATTAAGCAGACGGAGACCGAGCTGCGCCGCCACCTGGCTCAGCTGCGGATGGCTCGCTTTACGCTGGCAGCGATGGGCGCGTTCACGCTGGCCATGTTCTTCATCCCGCTGGAGCGGGTAGAGGCTTTGGCTGATATCTCGAATCTTTTCTACATCTCGGGTGCCGGCATTGTCGGCGCCTACATGGGCTTCACTACCCTCGGAGGTAAGAAATAATGCTCGGAGTTTTAGCATCCATTCTTGGCAATGGCGACGTCATCAAAAAGGGCATGGATCTGATCGATGATGTCCACAGCTCCGACGAGGAGATGGAGCGCGTCAAGGCTCAGGCCAAGATCGACACGATGGCAGCCTACGCTCCTTTTAAGGTTGCCCAACGCTACCTGGCGCTGATGTTCACTGCCACGTTTTTGCTGTCCTTCGCGCTTGTCCTGGTTATGACGCTGCTCGGCAAAACGAACATTCCTGACATCAAACAGGTCATCGATGACTTCTACCTGGGCGAGGCAATGCTCACCATCCTCGCGTTCTATTTTGGCGGCGGGATGCTCGAGGGCGTGGTCGGCAAGGTGAAGGCCAAGAAATGAAGCTATCTAAAAATTTCAGCCTGGTCGAAATGACCAAGAGCCAGACGGCTCTTCGCAGGGGCATCGATAATACGCCGCACCCTAACCAGGTCGAACACTTGGAGAGGCTCTGTGAGGCCGTTCTGCAGCCAGTGAGGGATCATTTCGATAGACCCGTCACAATCACGAGCGGATATCGCTGCGCTGAGCTCTGTGTCGCCATCGGCTCGAAGCCGACCAGCCAACACGCGAAAGGCCAGGCAGCTGACTTCGAGGTGCCTGGCGTCTCGAACATGGAGGTCGCGCAGTGGATCGCTGACAACCTCGAGTTCGATCAGCTGATCCTCGAGTGCTACACGGGCGGCAACACCGGCTGGATTCATTGCTCGTATGTTCACGAGCCGCGCAAGGAGCTGCTCACCTACGATCGCGAAAACGGTTATCGGAAAGGACTGATCGATGCCTGAGAAACTTGAGAAGAGCTTGATGGCCCAGGCAAAGAAAAAGGGTCTCAAGGGCAAGAAGGCGGATGCCTATGTTTATGGCACACTGACCAAGGTGGCCGGGCCCAAGGGCGCGAAGAAGGCTGGCATGACTGGGTCTGTCCGCCGTGGCTAAGACGCCAGCCTGGCAACGCAAGGCCGGCAAGAATCCGAAAGGCGGCCTCAATGCCAAGGGCCGGGCTTCAGCTCGGCGCCAGGGGATGAACCTCAAGGCGCCTGTCAAGAAGGGTGACAACCCTAGACGCGCCAGCTTCCTCTCCCGCATGGGCAACATGCGTGGCCCCGAGCGAGACAGCAAAGGCCGGCCGACCAGGCTGCTGCTGAGCTTGCGCGCCTGGGGAGCGAGCTCGAAGGCAGACGCTCGCAAGAAGGGCGCAGCAATTTCCAAACGCAACAGATCCAAGAAAGGAAAAGCGTGATGCCAAAACACACTGGTTATGGACTTAGCAAGGCCAAGAAGGCCAGCATCCTCAAGATGGCCGGCAAGAAAAAGCCACCAATGAAGAAGAAGTGATGGCGAAGAAATCGACCGTCAACAAGGCTGGCAACTACACCAAGCCTGGCATGAGAAAGCGCATGTTCAAGTCGATCCTGGGCAGAGCTGTCCAAGGCACCGCAGCTGGCAAATGGTCAGCTCGGAAAGCTCAGCTCCTGGCTAAACGCTACAAGGCAGCGGGTGGGGGATATCGAAACTAATGCACAATCCTCAGCACAGTTTGAAGCAATGGGGCAAACAAAATTGGCGGACCAAGAGCGGCAAGAAGAGCTCGGTCACGGGCGAGCGGTATCTGCCCGAGGCAGCGATCAAGTCGCTCAGCTCATCGGAATATGCTGCCACTACCAGGGCGAAGCGCAAGGCGAAATCCCAGGGCAAGCAGTTCTCGAAGCAGCCCGTAAGCATTATGAAAAAGACCAGGCGGTTTCGGTAGCCGGTCACTAATCCAAGTGACCAGCGGTCACTTTTCGGTCACGGACGAGGTGCTCTGACATAACTTTCAGCATGTCTCGATGACATTTACCTTGGACGTAAGCGATTGTTTTGCTACGTTTCAGAGCATGTCAGAGCATGGTTTCGACGGGTTCGAGTCCCGTCACTCCCGCCATCACTAAGGCCAGTAAGTCTCTGAAAGCATTAGCTTTTGGAGGCTTTTTTTTGTGCCTGGGTCACTGTTCGGTCACTGCAATATCAAGACAGGGCGCGGGATTGTCCCTTGACCTTGGCATATTATGCCCCTATATTTGATATGTAGGGTCAATATTGAGAGGAGATGAGATGCCCAAGACTGCGTTTGAGACCGTCAAAAAGCTCGAGGCTAAACTCGCCGCCTTGAAAAAACTAAAGCCCACACCGGGCAAGGGCTGGGCCGTCATCAAAGTCAAGGAAAAGCTCGCTGAGCTTTGCGCTCCGGTCGAGGGCTGCGAGGAGTGTGAGCTCTTCGAGACCAAGTGTGTTGAGTGTCTGATGTATGAGGAGGCTGCCTGATGACTGTTGAGTATCACGAGATCTGGGTCTGGCCTGACTTAACGGTCAAGCAGGATCACGAGCCTTTCAAGGCTTTCACCTGGCGCGGCCAGGAGGAGGCCGGCATTGCCAAGGCTTGGGAGGAGGCGCCCAAGTTCGGCGTCGTTCCTTTCCTAGTGACGGCGCGGCCAGCAGAGGAGGTTGCCCATGCCTGATTTTACTCCCGCCGCCATCAAGAAGGCCATCGGCGCCAAGCGCTGGGCCAAGGTCGAGGCTTGTGATTTCGATTGCGGCGTCCTCGATCTGATGTTCAAGCCTGGCTGGGTTCACCCCGGCTATGCGCTGACGACCTTCGTCCTCGAGCCCGGCTACCACGAGATGACCAAGACTGCTGTCAT